TTCTATAATGATTGAAACAACAACTGCATAATGATTTTGGAATGGTTTTTTCTACACGCAAAAGATATAATCGAAGTAGGGGCGGTTGGTGCTTTTCTTTTGAAGGGTAATCTATTGCTAACTACGATGCATAAGAACTTAGCAGGAGTTCCCAAATTGGAAACTGATGTAACCGAAATAAAGTTGCAACTAAGAACCAATGGCGGCACTTCGTTAAAGGACGCTATGAACCGAATCGAAACAAAGTTAGGTGAAGTTAAGAATGATGTTGCTGTGTTGAAAGGTCGGGAGAGTGCGCGAATGTATTTAGATGCACAACCTACATTTGAATGCGATGCAAACGGATACGCAACTGCATTGAACAAATCATTATTGGATTTGATGGGTTTAGAAATTGACGAAGCTATTGGATACGGATGGTTGAAATCAGTAAAACAAATTGACCAAGATAGGGTTCAACGGGAGTGGGAATCGAGTGTAATGAATGGCAGAGAGTTCAATTCAAATTATACTTTGATAAATCAAATCACGCACAAAGAAACGAATGTGCACGGACGCGCAAGAATTGAGCGTGGCAAAGAAGATATTGTTTTTATCATTGGCACTTGTAACCCTATTTGATATGTGGCTAATTGCATTATTTGAAGCAGTAAAATCGGGATTTGAATTTGGAACGAAAGCGATTCCAACGGATAAGATGCGTGAAGAAACGCAGCAGATTAGAAAGCCGCGTTTGACATTAAAAGAGCGCGACAAAATTTTGTCTGAAAGTATTGTATATTTGGATTTGCACCCAGCGTTGCAGGCAGAAAATTATTGTGCATGGAAGTTTGATTCATTGGATGCAGATGATATTTCGGATATTACAAAAATACTTACTGAAAAATATTCAAGACGAAAACAGCGTTCACTTAAATACCACAAACCATGAAAAAGATAATTTTTGCTTCGGCAGTATTGCTAACAATTTCGAGTTGTTCATTTGTAAAGCAAATTCAGAATCATTGCACCGTTACAACCCCTTCAGTTAGCGTTAATGATGGTTCTTTTGTAAGTTGCCTTAGTTGCGATAGCCTTGCATCGGTTGTTTTAGAAGCAATTAAAAAAGGCAAGTAATGGCAACTAAGCAAACTATTAAGACCTACATGAAGAAGCCGCGTAAAAAAGGACGCGCAGTAAAAGCAAAACAAAAGCGTAAAAGATAATGGAACTAAAATTAGTTCGTGAACATTTTAATGAAATTTGCTCAATCGGTTCTCTCACTATTGAGAATGATGATTTGCATTTATATACCTTAGAGGACTGCGATAGAAGATTGAGCCAAACGGACGAAACGAGCGCAATAAAACAAATTAAGGTATTTGGGCAAACGGCTATTCCATACGGGCGGTATGAGGTTGCAATGACTTACAGCGATAGATTTAAACAGGTTATGCCTTTGCTGCTTAATGTGAAAGGTTTTGAAGGTGTGAGAATACATGCCGGCAATACCGGCGCAGATACTTTAGGCTGTGTTTTAGTTGGCTATCAAAAAGATATTTTGAATAATAAGATTGTAAATAGTAGGGCAGCGATAGCAGAACTATACATGCTTATTTCAGAGGCTATCAAAAGAGAAAAGGTATTCATTACGATTAGTAAATAAAGACTTCATAATGGTTCGTTTTAGTGCCGTTTGCATTCGTGCAGGCGGTTTTTTTATGCCTTGTTTTCATTGACAAATAAAAAATAGTTCAAAAAAAGGTGAATAAAAGTTTTTTATTTTCGTTCTAATGTTTACTTTTGAGCCGTTAAACAAATAATATGAACATAGAAAACCAAATGGTAGTAGGAAATGATGAACCAGAGTTTGTTGGCAAACCACAAGATAAATGCGAATGGTGCAAATGCAAAGTATATTCAGTTGAACAAGTTGAGTATTGCTTAGTAGGAGAACCTGAAGATGCGCCAACACATGAAAAAGAACTTTGCGAACATTGCATAAAAACATTAACCACAAACCACACAATCATTTTAATATGAGAACTGATTCGCTACTAACACCCCAACAAATTACTGATTTGATTTTAATTCAATTAAGCTTCGGAATTATTGAATTTATAATGCTTATTCAACTTTATAACCTATGAACGAGGTAATTAAAATAATGCCATACTCGATTGCTCTTGTATTTAGCGCGTGTTTATTCGGTTGGTGGGTGTTATACTTAACGAGAAAGAAAGACAAGCCATTTGAGGTTATTACAGCAAAACATAAAAAACTATTCAACCTATGATAACAGGATTTCAAGAACTCCAACCAAAGTTACCTTACATGGATAATTCAGAATTGGTAAAATATCATGCCTACCAAGTTAGCAGGATTAAATGTATGCGCGAAACGGAGTTCTGCGTGAATATGCTGCCGGTAGCAAGTGCATTGAAAGAATTAAGCGAACAAGAACTAAAACAAAGGGGATTATGGCTAAGAAAATAAAGCGTGAAAAAGCGAAAGGTTCAGGGCGAAAGAAACTATACAACGAAGAAACAGGGTTGGTTACTTTTCGCGCTCCAAAGTCAAAGATTAAAGAGATAAAAGACCATGTGAAAGGGATGTTGCGGAACTGGATTAGATAACGTTGTTCGGGCTTATGAAGTTTTTAACCGATTAAAATAAACTACCATGAAAACATTAAAAGAAGTAAGAGAACTTTATGTAGGATTTTACACAAGTAAATTGTGGACGGCACAAATTGAGGCAGCAATGCAGGCATACGCAGAAGAATATCATAAGGACAAAACTGAGGTTAAAAATTTCATTAAGCCCGATGTTAGCGGAAGTTTGGCGACTTGTCAGAGATGCCATAAGCCAAAGCCGTCTGATAAATATTTAATGTGTCCAACTTGTTATGGAGATTTTTAGTCGCCAAATTTCTGATAACGTTTTGCGGGTTGGTTTAGTAAGCCATACCAATCCGACAATAATAAAAAATGGCTTATTGAATCCAACCCGCTGTTAAATTTAGTAGCGGGCAAAAAAATCTAAACATGAAACAATCAGAAGTAATTTTAAAAGCCGAAGAAAAAATGCAGAGGGGGAAAATGACCATGCTTCAATTCCGACAAATCACAACTCTCGCTGATAATCTTAGCAAGTTCGATGAAGCAATTAAATGGATTAAATACCCTGACATTACCAAAACAGAAAAGGAAGCCGAAGTTTACATTGAAACTTTGTGCGAAGAACTTGATAATGATTATGACGAGAACGACCCAGAGAGTTGGGATTGTGATGAAGATGAATATGCTGATAGATATAGTCATTTGGCAAATAAGGCGCATGAAGCGAGTGAAGGAATGGAACGATGAACTCCAATTTTTGCCCGCTATTGAATTTAACGGTTGCGGGTTAATGAAGTTGCCCTTTTACAAAACTTCAAAAAAATAGAAAACTCAAAAGGGCAATTTCATTTAACCCGTTGTTATATGAAGTGTTTTTTGGGGGAGGAAAAAAAAGAAATTAAATTTTTCATTTTAAAATGTTTATGAAGGTATTAAACTTATATGCAGGGATTGGAGGCAACCGCAAACTTTGGGAAGATGTGGAAGTTACTGCTGTGGAGTTTGATGAAAGGATAGCCGCAATTTATCAGAGCTTATATCCGAATGATAAAGTGATTGTAGGTGATGCACACCAATACTTATTGGAGCATTATCAGGAGTTTGATTTCATTTGGGCATCTCCACCTTGCCCGACACATTCCACTACCAATCACTTTCTAAATGCACAGGGGATTATCCGCTATCCTGATATGGGATTGTGGCAAGAAATAATTTTACTGCAAACTTTCTTTAAAGGGAAATTTGTGATTGAGAATGTAAAAAGTTATTACAAACCATTGATAGAACCACAAATTAGCGGAAGGCATTATTTCTGGGCGAATTTCAGAATACCAAACATTGAAGTAAAGAAACAGATTGGTAGAATGAATGGCAAGAAAAAGGATATGGGAGGACTTGCACAATTTAAGATTAGGCAAAACAATTTAGATAAGATGGGATTTGATTTGAGTAGTTACGATTACCCTGATAAAGACAAATTACTACGAAATTGTGTAGTGCCTGAAATTGGATTAGCGATAATTGATAGTGCAAGAAATATACTGCGAACTATGAAAACGGAACAAACCTTTTTATTTTAAAATGAAAAATTTAATTTCTTTTTTTAGAGCGTTGGCAAAAACATTTCATATAACTACTGTATAGCTGCAACTAACTAAATAACCAATTGAAAATGAAAGACTTTAAAAAATCAGTTGTGCAAATAAACGAACAACTATTCACTCAATACTCAAAACTTGTGCAGGAAATTACACAAGCGCGAAAGGCTTCAATGTTTAGTCAAGATGATTGCGCTGAAATGATTGGAGTAAAGCGAAGGACTATAATTCAATTTGAGAGGGCAAGTGAGTATAATTTTTAGGTGTTGGTTGCGATGAGTAGTAAATTCGGTATCACGATTGATTTGTTTTACGAATTAGATTAAAAAAAATTTGTGTTGTATTGTTTACGTTTCATAAATTAGTTTATATTTGCACTAACTAAAACAAAAAGACCATGAAACTATCAGTAGAAAAACATTTGAAACAACACGAAGATTGCATTAAGATTTTAGAAATGATTGAAAAGAACCGCAGATATATGTTGAGCGATATGGGTGCTACAAATCACAAATCATTTATGCTGGAATTATACGGTAGAAATTATTACACCGAGAGAATAGAAATGAGAAAGAAGATACAAGCGCGATTGCTTACATACTACGCTAAGAAAGTAGCCATGATTGGGAGTGAGAGTTACGAAGTAGCGATGGAAATACTTAAACCGAATTTATCAAACCAAAACCAATAAACTGTTATGAACAAACTCGCACTTGTAGAACCCGAAGATTTATCATTCGTTGAAAATAATTCAATGAATGCAGAGCAACTAAAATTCATTTTAAAAAGAACACCGGAGCAATACATAAAAGAACGCCCTGCAAAGGGTGGCGGTAAGTGGCAATATGTAACTGGTGGCTATGTAAAAAAGTGTTTGAACCTTATGTTTGGTTGGGATTGGGATTTTGAGATTTTAGAAGATAAGATTTTGCATGATGAAGCTATTGTAAAAGGTCGTTTGACTTGCAGAACAAATGGCAAAACAATTATCAAAACACAATACGGGAATAAGGATGTTATTTACCGTAAACAATCTGACCCAACACAGCCGAAAATACCGCTTAGTATAGGCAATGATTTAAAAGCCGCTGCAACGGATTGTTTAAAAAAATGCGCTGCGGAAATTGGTATAGCCGCTGATATTTATAACGCAGAAGATTTCCGAGAAGTAAATGTAAACACAGAAGATAAAATTACTTTGGAAGATTTGCGCGAATTGATTGATTTAAAAAGTGATTCACTTTCGGTTTCGGATTTGAAAGATGCAAAACGAATTGTAAATAACAACGAAGAAAATTCATTTACTAAACTACACAAAAAACTATTAGCACTATGAACAACGAAAAAAGATACGGGCGATTTACTTCGTCACAGATTTACAAACTAATGACTTTAGATAAGTCGAAAACTGGATTCGGTAAACCGGCATTGAATTATATTTCAGAAAAGCAAATGGAAAGAAAATTGAAACGCTCTTTGAATAGTGAAACTTCGGGGCGTGAAGTATGGTGGGGCAAGTTAGTTGAGGCGCGTGTG